TTGCCACGCAATGGGCGACCTTCAGGGTGCTGATTACCGTGTGTACGGTATGACGTTTGAATCCATTGACCGGGGCTTGAGTCAACGAATGTCGTGAAGAATTCTGGTTCAGCAACGATGACTTGTGTAACTTTACCGTCTACGCACTTGGCGAAATGTGCCATTTGAAACTCCTTAAAAATGACGGGCGAATTGCCCTTGAAATTTATCTCGTGCCTCAGTAGCCACGAGGTCTGCCAACTCTAAATCTTCAAATGAACCGATATATTTGCGCTTGCCAGCAACATTAACGGCTACAACCCAATTGCGTTTCCACTCAGCGTTCTTTGTTGGCGGCTGTAAATACACATTCTTGTACGGCGATTTACTGTTTGAGTGGTGTTTGCGGTTCAAACAATTTTGCTGCTGCGTAGCTTCACGCAGATTTTCAATCTTGTTGTTTGCCCTATTACCGTCAATGTGGTCAAGCGTTTTGGGCAAATGACCATGATTCCACAAGTAAATCATGCGGTGCAATGCTTGAATTTTACCGTCAACAGACACCCGCTCATAGCGTTTTGCACCCATTGCAATCACGGCAGAGCGACCATCCTTACGGCGAATCAACGCACCGTCTTGGTAGTCAAACAACTCTTTGAGCCGTTCTTGCGTGACCATGATGGTCTCCTTAATTAAGCTGTAAATGTACCGCTAGTTGTAAATGTGTGAATAACATAACCGCCAGTAATAGTGATTGTGCCGCCTGTGCCTCTAGCAACAGTACCTGTATAACGGATGATGACAATTCCTGAACCACCAGCGCCACCTACTTGAGCGCCGTTAGACCCTGCACCACCACCACCACCTCCGGTGTTTACACTAGCCGCTGAACCCGCAGCAACAGCGCCACCATTTCCTCCGCCACCCGCTCCGCCAGTTCCGGCTGTTGTACCACCAGCAATTCCACCTCCTCCGCCGCCGCCGTAAGTTACCGAAGCGCCTGAATAAGCATTTGACGTTCCTGCACCGCCATTACCGCCAACACTTGCTGTACCTGTTCCGCCCAAAGCGCTCCCACCACCGCCGCCACCACCGCCGTAATTCACTGTGGCTGTTCCTGTGCCACCTGCAAATCCTTGACCAGCAGTGCCTGAGCCGGGCAAACCAGTACCAAATGATCCACCACCACCCGAACCGCCAGAATCAGCAGAAAAATATCTGTTGCTACCACCACCTCCGCCGATTGCAGTTGCAATTGAAGTTATCAATGAATTGCTGCCGGAAGTTCCCTTTCCTGTAATAGAAAGTGATCCTGCGCCGCCTGCGCCGCCTGCGCCAATAGTGACGGTATAGGAAGTCCCGGGGCTTACAGAAGCGGCAGACCCTACTAATACACCACCTGCGCCACCTCCACCAACGCCAACATCACCTGCCGAAATACCCGCCCCACCACCGCCGCCAGCTACAACTAAACTGTCAATAGAATATGCAGTTGACGCAAGCGTCTGCCAACTTACGCCGTTGTAAGCCTCAAGTTGTGCCAAAGTTGTATTCCAACCAAGCTGACCTAAGACAGGACTGCCGGGGCGACCTGCTGTTGTCCATGATGGTGGGCCAAATCCTGTTGAGCCGCCTACATATGCTGTCATGTTCTTTCCTTTACGCCGTAAATGTGCCAGATGTGGTGAAGGTGTGGATTGTGTTGCCGCCTGAGCTAGTTACGGTTCCACCAGTAGCACGTTGTGCGCCAGCGTAGGAGATGATGACTACGCCTGAACCGCCTGCTCCACTAATTCCGGTTACTGTGCCACCACCACCACCACCGGTATTCGCCGTACCTGCTGTACCAGCACCAGATGCAGCACCAGCTCCGCCGCCGCCTGCGCCACCAGTACCCGGTGTGCTACCACCGCCAGTACCCCCGCCGCCGCCGCCTGCATAAAACGCTGCCGAACCCGAAATAGAACTTGAAGTTCCTGCGCCGCCGTTTCCTCCCGCAATTGTGCTTGCATTTGCGCCCACAGCACCAGAACCACCTCCGCCCCCGCCATACTGATTAGCGCCAGTATTGTTCCCTGACCCTCCCGCATTTCCTTGACCGGATGTGCCTGCACCGCCCGCTTGCGATTGAGAACCGCCACCACCTGACCCACCAGCAAGACCTGTATATGGGGCTACAACATAGCTACCGCCACCGCCGCCGCCTAGAAGGGTTAAACCAAGCGCGGTAGAATTTGACCCGTTTGCCCCAACACCACCACTACTTGATGCAGGACTGCCTGCGCCAATTGTTATCGTATACACAGAACTAGCAAAAAAAGTCATTGTTCCTGTTAACAAACCACCTGCGCCACCGCCACCACCGATATACCCAGCGCCGCTACCGCCACCTGCAACAACAAGATAACTGCCCGTATACGCGTTAATTGCGCCCCAAGCACCATTTGCGTAAATCTCAAGCGCATTTGTCGTGCTGTTGTACCGAGTCTGCCCAGTAGCAGGCGAAGCAGGTCTCTGCCCCGTAGTGCCAACAGGAAGTTGTGCAGCACCCGTAGCAGAGTCAGCGTTAATTAAGATGCCAGCCGCAGCAGGTACGGTCATTACAAAGTTCGATGCGGTGTCCACAGCGTTGAGTGTGACACTTCCGCCTAATGGTGCGTTCAACTTAATTGAGCCTGCCATATCTATTCCTTATGCCGTGTAAGAACCCGACGAGGTAAATTTTAATATCGTATTTGAGCCAGAGGTAGTAATAGTTGGTGATCCTGTGGTTGTGCCTGAGTAGTACACCGTGGGTACTGATAGGATGACTACGCCTGAGCCGCCAGCACCGCCTGTTGATGTTGGATAACCACCCGCACCGCCGCCGCCGCCGGTGTTTGCTGTACCTGCTGCTCCATTTGTGTTCCCCGTAAATGCCGCCCCGCCGCCGCCCGCACCACCACTACCGCCTGTGCCACTAAAGCTAGAACCACCACCACCACCGGCATAAGTAACAGATGTTCCTGTAATGCTAGAAGCTGTACCAGCACCACCACTACCACCAGTATTTGTTCCGGTATTTGCATTTCCACCTACTGCGCCTGCGCCGCCCCCACCGCCGCCAACATACGCAGGGGCGCTATTTGCGCCTGTCCCGCCTGAATTTCCTTGACCGCTAGTTCCAGTTGCGCCGACGCCGCTGCTATTTGCTTCATTATCGCCACCACCGCCGCCAGAACCACCGCCACTAGATGGTGCAGCATCATAAGTACCACCGCCACCGCCACCTGTTGATGTAATAGAGTTAAATACAGAATCAGAACCTTGAGCGCCTTTGGCGGAAGTGACTCCACCCGCACCACCAGCACCAACAGTAACTGTATATGTTGTGCCTAAACTTAACATTGTGGTGCTTGTTAAAAACCCTCCTGCCCCACCACCACCTGCACCTCTTGCACCACCACCACCACCGCCCGCCACAACTAAATACGATATAGCAAGAGTCGGCGTAGCACCCACAGCGAACCAATTCCCCAACGCATAAAACTCAGCGTAGCCAAGCGTGGTATTGAACCTCATCTGCCCTGTTGCAGGACTTGCAGGACGCTGTGCCGTTGTTCCTGATGGCAAATATAAACCGCCAGTCGCTGAGTCTGCATACGACAAGACACCGTTCGCTGCCTGCACGTTCACAGACACGTTAGATGCTGTGTCAACAGGGTTGACCTCAACCGTACCTAGAGCGAAGGCTTTGAGTCGCAGTCCCATTACACGACCACCCAGACCGAACCTGAACTAACCGTGACCACAATGCCAGAGTTAATCGTCACAGGACCCGCAGACATGGCGTTGTTACCCGATGCAATCGTGTAGTTGGCTGCGACTGTTGCGCTGTTTACCACGATGCCGTTACTTGCGACCAAAGCTGTTGACTGAAGCTCGCCCGTGCTTGGCTTGTACAGCAAGTTTGCATTGCCCGTGTAAATAGTAGACACAGAGCCAGAGGTTGCCGCAGCAAATGTGGGGTAAAGGTTAGAAGTTGTTGATGTGTCATTGGCAAGTGTCACGCCACCCGCAGGAGTAGACCATGTAGGTGCGCTTGCGCCGTTTGACGTTAAGACCTGACCTGCTGTACCCGCCGCTGTCAAAGCAAGCGCAGATGCCGAGGAGTAAGGCACCGCACCTGCTACAGCCGTCAGCGAGGCATTTGTTCCACCGTTTGCTAAAGCCAACGTACCCGCTAAGGTTACTGCACCAGTAGTAGCAGTGTTAGGCGTGAGACCTGTTGTGCCAGCGGAAAAAGAATTAGCAGCAGACGCCTTTGTGGCAATGACTTGAACAACGCCCGAGCTGTCTTCGTAGAAGAGCTTGCCGTCGTTGTTGTTGATCGCTAACTCGCCGGGCTCTAAGTTGCCAGCCGTAGGCACTGCCGCCGCGGTCGTCGAGAGGTAAAGTTTGATTGGGGTAAAGCCGCTTTGTGCCATCAGAATGTACCTCCAGAAATGTCTGACCAAGTTGGTGCGCCTGCACCTGTTGATGTTAGAACTTGCCCAGCGGTACCAGCTGAAGTGAAAGCGTAAGCAGTCCCTGTTCCGTAAGCCGCGCCACCATTAGTCGGCGTGGCAGTGCCATTTGTTCCGCCGTTAGCGATTGCTAAAGTACCTGCTAAGGTTACCGCACCGCTTGTTGCAGTGCTAGGTGTTAAACCTGTGGTGCCTGCGCTAAATGTTGTAACACCAGACGCTGGGGCTGGTTGCCAAGAAGGTAAACCTGCGGTCAAGGTCAAGATGTAACCGTTCGTGCTTGTAGGCAAGAACGTCGTTGCACCAGCGCCTGACTGGTAAGGCAATGATCCAGTTGCACCGCCTGCAAGGTTAGTAGACGTACCAACCGCTAGACTTGACTGACTTGCCCAAGTAGGCGACGCTGCACCTGCAGAGATTAAAACCTCGCTTGATGTGCCTGCCGCAGAAAACGCATACGCCGTACCTGTACCGTAACCAACACCACCATTAGTCGGCGTGGCGGAGCTATTTGTACCGCCCTGAGCAATTGCAAGCGTGCCGCTAGTGACTTGTGACGCAGCAATCGCAATTGCTGTCGACGCAGCCAGCGTTAACTGACCCTGAGCATTAACGGTAAACGTTGCCACACTCGAGGCAGAACCATACGCCGCAGCGGTCACCGCGGTGTTGGCAATCGCCACAGTCACAGCAGCAGAGCCGTCGTAGCTTGTACCTGAAAGCCCAGTGCCTATTGTAAGTGGATTAGACGCCGTTGCTGTCACGGTGGTCGAGCCACCAAGGCTGACTGAGTTGCCGTTGATCGTGATGGCAGAGTTGGCCAATGATGCGTTTGCAATATTGCTCAGCGTGTTGCTCGCGCCACTAATCGTCTTGTTGGTGAGCGTCTGGGTGCCTGCGAGCGTGGCAACCGTTGAGTCAATTGCAATCGTGCCCGTGGAGGTGATCGGACCGCCTGTTAATCCCGTGCCCGTTAAAATTGAGGTGACGCCTGAGCCCGCTGCAAAAGAGTTCCAAGAGCCGTTAAAGCCCTCAAATAGGTTTGTGTCTAAGTTAAGCCTGAACGCGCCAACAGCGCCTGCGCGTTGCGCGGTCGTGCCACTTGGTACCTGCACCGCGGCTGTGCCCGGTAGCACTGGGTTTGTTGCAATGCCAATAATCGGGTTGCCGCTTGCGCCGTCGCCACTTGTGACCGCGATTTCATTAGCAGTGCCTGTAATCGTGAGTGGCGTAAGTGCCGCGCCGTTGACCGCCAATAAGCCCGTGCCAACCGTGTTTGCAAGGACTAATGGTAAACCACTCAAAGCGAGCGTTGGGTCACCGCTTACCCCGCTACCGTTGGTCAAAGACAGCCCAGAACCGCTCACAGCGAACGATCGTGCTGTGATGGTATTAGCAGCAGTCTTAACAACGATGCCCGTGCCTGCGGTCTCTAATGAGCCGCTAGTGCCGTTTAAACTGATCGCATACGCGCCTTGCGCACCACCGTCTGTGATGCCGAGCCCGACGCCTGTTGAGAAGTAACGGCTATTGGGCAGCGTTGTTTGCAGGCCAACAGTCAAAAATGTTTGCGTGAGCGAGGGGCTCGAGGTAATCGCAGAGACAGTCGTTTGAACCGTTAATCCGTTCTGGACGACAGGCACTAGCTCAGTGCCTGTGATGGCCTGAGCTGCGGGTAGGGCTGTGATCCTGACATCGGCCATATAAATCTCTACGGTGAAAGTACGTCTAAATTACCGTCATTCGGCGTATTCGCTTGCTCAGTTGCGATGCCAACGTCATCTTTGTTCTGAATGTCAGGATCAAGGATAATGTTGTTGTGCTGCTCTGCAACATCCTCATCTGGGCGAGGAAAACGTAAGCTAATCTTTTCAGACTGCCTTGCCGGCAACCTATATGGGTCAAACTGGTCACTACACGACTCAGAGCAAACCTTTATAGCGGGTATGTTGCCGTCTGCACGCATGTCGCTATAAGCTCTTTTCATCTTGCAACGGTCGCATATGAAAACACTCAAACTACTGTTACCAATTGTATTCAAAAAGCGAGGCATTTCATACCCCTATCTCGTGTACATGCTGATATTGGGCGAGATCATAATGGGTGACTTGTCGCGGTTCTCGTTCTGAGCCAACATGAAGTGCTTCTCGTACTGCTGCTCAAGGTACGTTATACGCGCGGCATCAACTTGCGGCAACTCCAACGCCATTTGGTGCGCCAAGCCGTTTTGAATTGCCATGTAAAAGTATTGAGGGATCTCAATCTCGCCGCTTAGATCGCCGACGTCTTGAATATAGCGGTTTAACCACAGCTCGAGCTGAGGGCTGATGTTGTCAGGCACGGGCCAGACTTCCATGTTGGGCTGAGGGATCGTGCGATTAAACCAGTACTGCAAAGGGCGCAACGCCGTAAACGAGCGGTTAGGCAGTGAGCTGTAATCGTCACGGTTCATGCGCGACATGTTAATTGACATCGGCATCGTGCCAAATACAACCTGATAGAAGCCCATATTGACACCCGCAGTCTGCTGGATACGCCAGAAAGGCGCTGTCTCAGAGGGGTCAAGGTCGTAATAAATCCAAGTGCCAGATGCCCACGTCTCTGCGCCGGGTGCGTAAACCGTCACCCAAGTCGTGCCATCTTGCGAGTACTGCAGATTCACGGTCACAGAACCTGACACCGCAGGCAAGATACCAATCGTGCTGATGTAGACAGGGCTGCTCGTGCCGTTTGCAATGCCGATAGAGCCCGTGTTGTTGCTCAGTTGACATATCAGGTCACCTACGCCGTTAAATGCGTTCAGGGTCGTTCCTGACGTGCTGTTGGCACCCGTACTGATGTTGGTGAGCGTGCGGTAGTTGGCGTTGAGCACGTCGACCGTGCCCACGGGCAGGAAGTACTCGTACTTGTTTGGTTGCAGACCAACGATGACTTTGTTGATCGCCCAGTAATTGACGCCGTAGTTACTCAGGCTCGAGAGCAGGTAGTACAGGCTCTCTTTAGCGGCCTGCACCTGCTCGACGGTCAGCTCCTCGGCGAGCTTACCCGCACGGCGTGCGCCGTGATCGATTAGCTGTTGGACAGAGATTGTGGTCTGAGAGACTGTGCCGCTAGTTGACATCTACCACCCCGGACATTTCCAGCGTTTTAAGGAGGCTTTTGCGCGTGGCGCATCGCCGCTTGCGTGCTTGACTACACCAGACATTCTGGCGCAAAATGAATTTTTACGGCTACCGCCCTCTGGCTGAGGGGCTTTCAGGTTCGACCCTGTTGCTGCATTGTACTTCGCACGACCTTTGGCTGTGAGTCCCGCGCCCTGATCTGTTGGCAATTTCTCGCCCCGACCGACTGCTAAAGAGACATCACCGCCGTCTTTCATCTTTGCAGTCTTTGCAGACTGCTTAAAAGCTGCTGCGGTCGGTGCTCCTGCGCTGCCTACCTTGCGCATACGCTCGCCCGAGCCCGCAGCAATACGTTCCTGTTTTTTGTGGATGTTGGCGTATAGCCCACCGCTTTTCATCTTATCAGCCGCCGCAAACTCTTTACCGACCTTCTGAGGCACACCGCCGAACCCACCCTTAGTGTGAGCGGCGGCCTGCATCAAGCGCTTTTGGGCAGGTGATTTGCTCGGCATGATTAGTCTGGGTTCTTGATGTAGATGCCTTCAAACTCAGCAGAGACATTTGAAGCCCCCGCTGAAGCAATCGCCCTAATTTCAATGTCTGTCTTTTCAGTAAAAGCCAAAGGGGTGTGCAGGTCAATCACGAAGTCTCCATTACCGGGGGTACGCGCTGAACTTTGTATTATAAAAACACCACCAAGTGGACGTTGAATCAACTGAAAGTTGGTCGATGCGTTTGCGGTTGAGTTTGCAGATGTGAAGAAAGTTCCCATTAAATACAGTGTGTACCCTGCTGGCACTGTCCAAAACGCCATCTGTGTTTGGTTTGCAGTAAGGGTAATCATGCCGTAAACAATTGCAGGCACACCAGAAGTGACAGTGCCTGTGCCAGCGTAAATAGTACCTGCGGCAGTTGCACCAGAACCGGCGGTGGTCACATAAATACGAGAAATACGCAAATAACTGTTGCCAGTGTTGACTGCTGTTTGCCCATCTAAAAGAACAGACTCGCTAATTTCGTTGTAATCTGCATCAAGACCAAAAATAGCAATTGTTCTTGCTCCAGTTCCAGCAGAAGTGTCGTCTGCGCTTGAACTAGAAATTTTCATTACCGTGGCAGAAGCGGGGTACACATATGTCCCGCCTTGCGCCCAAACTGTTTCTACGGATGTGCCGACATCGCCGTTGATGCCAAATTTAAACAAAGTTTTGTGACCATCAACTTGATTACGAGCGACTTGCAATTCAAACGGCTCGTACGCACCCTGACGAGTTGCTGACGAATATGTACCCATTGCTATTCCTTGGCTGAGTTGAGGCGACCGAAGCCGCCCCCGATTTATTACTAGCAACCGCCTTTTTTCATCGCCTTAAAGCCGCCGCCGTCTTTGCACGCTACTTTAGCGAAGCCACCGTCTGCAAACTTCTGCACAACACCGCCGGTTGCGTACTTCTGAACAACGCCGCCAGTTGCATACTTGGGCATGCCGCCAGTTTTAAGACCCTTGTGAGCCTTAGACGCTGGCTTGCCCTCATGAGACATCAGCTCTTTCTTGATGCCCTTGATCTGGCGCTCTTCTTTCATGTGCATCGCCTTGCTCTCAACTTCGCCGCCTTTCTTGCGCATCATCGGGGCAGCACCAGCGCCTGCACGCTGAGCCATCGCGGCCTCGAGCATTGCTGCGCGAGGATCAGGCTTGCGACCCATTGCTGGGCGACCCATTGCTGGGCGCGAGGGCATGGGACGACGACCCATAGGTTGGGCTGCAGCGGCTAGAGGAGCAGTAGGCATTGCACCGCCCATTTGCATCTTTAGCTTGCCGCCCTTCTTCATGCCCTTGCCGGCCTCATCAACTGAGGGCTCGGTTGACTTCATCATCTTCATCTCTTTGAAACCCATGATCTACCCCTTAGGCTTGTGTGACGCCGAGAGCGCCAGTACGGGTTGCATTTGGACCTGCCGCAATGGCTGGCAGGGCTATTCCCATTACAAGACGTTTGATACCGTCACAAGCAGAGGAAGGTAAATAAGTACCTCTCACATCGCCCGTGGTTGTCGTAGCCGTCAAAGTAGCGGCGGCTGCAAAAGTACCAGCATCTTCTGCTAGAGTGTTGTTCCAACCTGCACGAGTAATGTATCCAGCATCAGTAATGCGTAATGGCGCGCCTAAGATGTCGGTTGTACCTACCGCGACGGTCACCACGCTTGCGCCAGAAGAGACAACACTGGCGATTTGGTAAAAGGCTTTTTTACCGCTGACGGTTGTTGATGCCACTGTTCCTGTTGCAATGACTTCGCTCATGGCTTGACCGTAGTAGTCGTAACCAGAGACAGTAATGTTTACAGTAGTCGGGCTACCCGCGCCTGTGGTCGTAGAGACCGCACGAGGGCAGTCGAGTTGCAAGCCTGTACCGCCACCTGTGATCGTGGCTGATGTCACGCCTGCACCTGCTGCGAGCGTGAGCGTAGTAGCAGTTGTGATAACAGCGGCGACGATGTTTGTTGTCAGTTTTGCCTGTGGGACAGCATCCCAAACATAAAGGCGACCCACCGGACCAACACCTACGCTCATTGGAGATGGGTTTTGCAACAAAGCATTACCAGAACCAATGATTGTGGCGCTTGCTACAGTTTGTGAGGCGCTTACAGTGTAAGTGCCTGTACCGCCAGAACCTGTACCAAAAGCGGTAATGTAAGTTCCATTGGTAAGTGATGTTGAACTGTCAATAAACATACCCACAAATATTGGGTCACCAGAAAGCATTGCGGTGACAGTTAATGTAGTGGTAGCAATTGAACCAGTAAAAGTTGAGACAGCAGGGTAAGCATCCATACCCTGAACGGTAATAGCGGAACCTAAGAATAGGTCGTCTGAAAACTGAGGCATTTTTAATCTCCTGTGGCTTGAACCACTCGGGTTGATTGAAAAAGGGGCTAGGTTTTATGCTAGCCCCTGTTCTACTTTAGACTCCGGGAGTCCCGTACACTGCGCGAGGGTCAGTCCACGAAATCGTGTACCGCTCTGTTGCCTTGTAGCGCATTGAGTCAGTCTCAAAGTCGCCTTCCATAGTCTTTTCAAGACCACGGCGCATCATCAACTTCAGACCTTCTGGCGCGTCAGTCTGCACCCACCAGTTGGTGGCTGAAGTCAAACGGCTCAGTACCGAAGCGCCCTCGGGCATCAGACCAATCGACTTGACTGGGTTGATGTCGTTGTTGGCGGTGCCGGTACGGAGCACAGACTTGAGCAGAACTTCTGCTTGGAACACGTTGCCCGGTGCAACGATCAGCTTCAGCGGCTGAAGACGGATCTTCTTGCCGTTGTTGTCCACAGCTTGGCGCACTTGGATGAGCATCTGCTCAAGCGAAGTTTGCGACAAGTTAGCTGCGGTCGTGAGCTGGTTGCTGAACACGCCGTTTACGATCGGGTGCGAGGTGTTGGTGAGTGAGACGCCGTCGCCGCCGACGTAGCTGCTATTGAACGCACGGTTCAATACGTTAGCTGCGAGCAGTTCTTTTGTCTCAATCAACGACTGCGCTAAGTGTTTAGCGTAGACCTGACCGATACGGATGTGATCGCCGTCCTCAACCAAGACTTTGGTCAACGCGAAGGCTAAGCCATAAACGTTGTACACATAGCGTTGGAGGAACAGCACGCCGCCCTGCTGGTACGAGACGGGGGTGCCGTCAGGTAACTGAGGTGCCGCGCCGAAACCGTACAGGACGGGTTCTTCGTGGTAGTTTCTTGGGATGCCCATTTGCTCGCGGAACACTGTGCTCCACTCATCGGCTCGTTGGTCATAGATTCCGTCGAAGCATTCGTTGAGGATTGGCTCAACAATCGATCGGAAGTCCGTACTGCGCATTGGAGCGGCCATTTTCTAGTCCCCCTTAGATAGCGTTAACAGTAGCAACGAACTGTGGTTTGCTGACTTGTACGCGAACGATCACGTATGGGTCACCCCAGTTATTGTCTACATAGGGAGCCAGATCAACAATGCGGAACTGGGCTGCAGAGCCTGAACCAGCCAAGGAGGCTGACAGGGTCATTTGCGACAGACCTGTAGTTGTTGAGCCCGCAGTGAAGTTGCTCAGATTGGCTTCGTTGCCGACTGCCGTCTGAGCCATTGTGCCGTCAGTCTGAATTTCGTAGACGATCTGCTGATCGTTGTAGAAATAGGCGACGACGCTACCGGCGATTGCAGTAGTGCTTGCAGGCCAGTAGTTAGAGACACGGCGACGACCAGTTGTGTCAGTCCACTCGACGCCTGCGAAGGCACCAGAGACTTGACCGCTGTTGGTTGTTGTGTCCAGAACTGGCAAGATGACGCCAGCGTTAGGCGAGTACTGAACAGCTTGACCCTTCAGGATTGATGTGCCGTAGCCTGAAGTAATTCCATTAGCCAGTGCTTGTGCGCGTTCCAACCCTGTTGGGAAATACGCAGGTCGCAGGCCAAAAGGTGCAGAGGTTGCACTCATAGGATGCTCCTAAAAAACAGTTAAAGGGATAATGTTTTCGCTTTCTTCAAAGCTACAGGCAAAATCATCTGAAACATGATTTTTAGGACTAAATTTTGTTGTCACCCGCTTTATACAAAACGGGCGACTTGATGCTGATTTTAATACGTTTTTACAAAAAGTAAAACTATTTCAACTAAAGTGTGGCAATTTCACGTTACTTTCATCTGGCAAGCTACCCTCAATGCTACCCGCCGCCTTGCCTGATCGGTCGCGCTGGCTCACGAGTTGCTCTTGGTCGACGCGAATCTTGTCGGCCTCGTCCATCGGCTGGAAGTGGTGGTGCTCGAGCATGATGTCTTGATAAACATCCATCGGCATCTTGCAAAGCAGCATCTCGTTGCACATGATGTGGCCCGACTGATCGCCTTCCTTGACCTTGTACATGTCGTAGCCCGGCATCTCGTCGGCGCGTACAGGCATGTAACCTAGTGAAAACCGGCGGTGAATCGGGTCATACTGGCTGTTTGTAGCGAGCCAGCACAGGTGAAATCCGGGTATCTCGGGGATATTCGGTAGCACGGTCTGCTGAAACTCGTTACGCGCACGACGACGCTCGCGCACGATCGGAAAGTTCTCCTCGGGCGCTGCACGCGATGCGTCCTGCTCGGTGCGGTTGTTGCGGCTCTCGCCGGCACTGCGTTTTAAGCGGCTATCCATGATTAGTTCCTTTTGTTTTCACGGTCATACTTTGCGTAGGATTTGATCATCTTTGCGCGTTGATCGGGGTTATCCCACGCGCCCATGTCCTTAATTGCCTGCACACGATCCGCAGAGAGCCTGAACTCGTTACCGCGCCCAGTTGGTGCAGACTCACGCCCTGAGCCCGTCATGCGTGGGCGTTGGGCAGAACGTTGCGGTGCAGCATTGCCGGTGCGATGCGGCAGGTACTTTGAGACGCGATCATCAAGCTCATCCCAGTAATCGGGCGAAGATGGGTCGTAACCCTC